ACTAAGATGTTTTGTTGAACCGAACGCGCGGTCACTTCATATCGCTTGTCCAGGTCGTTTCCGTTCAATTGTTGAACCGTTGGTGCTAAATCAGCGCCGTCCGAAAACGTAATAATGATTTCGCCGGCATCTTCGACCGATTGTGTTCGGCCTTTGATTGATTCCGTAATTCGATGCAATTCTTCAGTTGATTCCGGAAAACCGGACGGCATGTTGATCAACGTTCCGGACTTGAATCCGTTTTGCAGTTCGTACATGTGAAATTTAGCGATGTCGCAATCCGTTTGAATAGCGGTCAATCCGCCGTTGTATGTTGGTTTCGGATAAATTCCCTTTTCTTTTCTTGATCGTTTGGCCGGTTCTTTGTAGTACATTATGAATGAACCGACTGGATTGTTTTCATCAAGCGCCGGAAACATTCGAAGATTAGTTTTTTCAGCCGATTGATTCAATGCCGCCCAATCGTCCGACAAATAATAGATCCTTTCGTCTTCGGTCATTCGAATCGCATCAACGTCCAAGTATTCCCATTTCGCAACCCTTGTTCCTTCGCGATTCCAAGTACCTTTAACCGCGAATGCGCCAAATAGTTCGAAGTCGAATGCCAGTTGTTCCGCGATTTCGTTCATATCGAAAGGCGAATATTGGTTATCGATGAAAGCTTGCATGTCACCGGTCACAACTTCAAGTCCGCCACCGGCAATGTAAAAGGTTTTTGTCTTGACAATTCCTTGATGCCATGCCGATCCGTTGAAAAGGTCAATTAAAAAATACGGATAATCGTTTTTCTTTCCCCATTTCACGAATCCAAGTGAACGGTCTTTTTCTTCGTCCGGTTTTACGAATTCTTTCCGAAAGGAAAGCGAAGTCATTTTAATTTTGTCGTTATTCATAAATGTTGAAATAAATCGGTGAATCGTATTCATTCGACGGCGAATCTATTTCAATGACTTCGGCGCGTCCGGTTTCAACCAGTGACACGGCCAAGTCCGGATCAAGATTTCCCGGCGATTGTTGTTCGTAAATATTGTAAATATAGTAACCGTTGTAATCGAAAGTCACATCAACGCCGTCAATCAAAACGAATTCATCAAAGCGCGGTGTTGCGGTTGAAATGTTATTCAATACGCAATGGTATTCTTTGAAGCTTTGTTCGTGGATAAACTCAAATAGATAATTTGGATTCGGAATCGTTGTCAATTCCGTCACCGTCACTATCAATGCCGTTGTTCCGTTTCTTTGTATTATCAACATATTTTATCAATTTTGGTGCGCTTGTTTCGTAAATGTCAAAAATGCCGGCTTGCATGTAAAAATCACCTTTTGATTCCTCAACAATCAACCATTTAGACAATAATTTTGACCAACATTTTGATCCGATAAATTCCTTTTTTATTTTCATATCGCTAAAATTACAAAAAAAAAGGGGAAAGGAATAATTTTCCCTTCCCCATTTTAATTTTAATTAGTAAAGTATTAAATTGACGGTGATTGTTGTGTCAATAAAGTAGTGTAAAGAGATCCCAAAACATCTGGAACTTCATCATTTTCCATTCCGTTAAGAACGATCGTGTGTCCTCGTCGGTCGCTTTTAAGAACTCCGGAAGTGTATTCGTTCGCGTCCGCAACTTGAAGACCTTCGCCAAGTCCAAGCGCAACAATTGTTCCGTCGGCATTTTCAACCAAACAAACAACTTCGTTTTGTGCAAGCAAGTGAATTTCACTTCTTAATTCTTTTGAATCGGATGCAAGAATCATTGATAATGATTGCTCATACCAAAGCGTTCCGTTGTTCTTATCAACTTTTACCGGTGCGGTGTATGATGAAAGGTTTGACTTTAATTTGTAAAGAAACGTTTCGCCAGTTACCGTCAACGCAGTCAATTGATTTGTTGCCGAAACAATCGCGCCGGAAACCGCTCCCAATGGGAACAATAAAACGCTTTTAATTCCGCCTTTTCCGTTTGTACATGTCCGGTCATTGTAGCCGGAAGTCATTTCACAAGACATATTTTTTAAGTTTAATGAAGGCCGGTTGCCCGGCCGTCGTGATTATTTAATTTATTTAATTAGCTTGGTGAAGATGTACCGTTCCACACACCGATTTGATTTAAGAAAGGAACTTGAACGCCAGCTCTAAATTTAGAACGAAGGTAGATCACATCGTCGTCGAATGAATACCAAAGGTCGTAAGATTCGAAGTCCGAAGATAAATCAGTTCCGAATACAAAGTGACTTGAACGACCGGTGTAGATATTATCAGTTCCGTTCAATCCGTTCACCTTAACAACTCGCATGTTTGAACCTGGTAAAAGTAATTCATTCATTGTTGCGAATTCCCCTGGTGCAAAATGGTAAAGATTTAAGTCAACTAAATTCTTTAATAACAAGTTAAAATTCTCGCGTCCAGTCATGCAAATGAATTCTTCGCCTTCCGCAACATTTGTTGGTGTGTTTGTGAAAGCTTCGTAAAATACATCGTAAGCGTTTGAAACGGTAATTGCAGCAACCGCCGATGTGTTCAAATTGACACAACCGTTCGCAGTTGTTAAGAATTGTCTAAATCCGTTCATGAACGCAAGGTTTCCAGTTCCGCTAACTTTGTTTCCGTTCCAAATTAATTTGTCTAATTCGAAAGCATGAAGCTTCAATAAATAATCAGTTATTTGCGCTTCGAAAGGAAGTGTTTTGTCTTCGGCCATTGCGCCAGGTGTCAACGCTAATTGCGTCCAAAATCCAGCAAGGTCTTTTTGACAAAATCTTTTCATGTAACCGATTGTTTCAACTGAAATTGCACGATCAGTGAAAACAGTGTCACCATTTGGTGTCATTGAACAATCAGCCGTTTGATAAACGATTGAATCGTCCATTAATTTCAATTCTTCGCTTCCTTTGATTCCTTGTTGAATCGCAATATATTGTAATGTTTGCGCTTCAGTAACCGAACGAACGATTAAATCTTCTCTTTGCTCGTCGGTGTACGGTGCAAGTCCAACTACATCGTAGTCGAATGATGTTTTAAGGTATTTTTTTAATGACATTTTATTTGTTTTTATTATTTTTCAACCATAATTGTTTGGCGGTCAGGTTGCCAACCTTTGCGAATTTTTCGCCTTCGGATGTCGTGTTTATTGGTGCTGACTTGAAGGTATCGAATTCACCTTTCAACGTCGCAACTTCATTCGACAAATTGTTGTTTTGGTCAGCAATAATTTTCATCATTTCGGCAACCGCTTCGATGCTTGATGCGAATGATTCTAATTTTGCGTTGATGATGCTTTCAACTTTTTCGGTTGACATAGCTTCGGCAACAACTTCTTCAACAACTGGAACTTCTTCGGTTGCTCTTTCGTCAATTATTTCAACGATTATTCCGTTAGCATCAACAACAACCGAAACGCCTTCAAGGTCACCGCTCAAAGCGTGTGTTCCTTCCGGTGCTGGTATTGTTTCCGTTTCCGTTACAACGAAAAGCGGTTGTCCAACTTCAAAGATTTCGAATTCAACAATTGTTCCGTCAAGCAAAGTCGCTTGTTCAAATTTCATTGACGCGTTTGCGAATGATTGTTTCATTTCGGCAATTAAGTCAAGAACTTTCTTAAAATTTTTGTTCATGGTATTTCTTTTATATGTTTATTATGTTTATCTGTTCGAAATTTCTCGAACATATTGATTGATTTTACTTATTTTGATTGGACTTATTGATCGATCCATTAAAATTGTTTCCGCATCTTGTTTCAAAGAATCAATGTCCCTTAACGAAGTTTGATTTTCTTCAATAATTAAATCGTTCGCTTCAATTTTAGAATACAATTTTTCTATTTCAATTGATAATAAATCATTTTTTTTTCTTGCATTTCTTGACATTGCTTTTTTTGAAAAGTAATTTTGAAATGATTTTACCACATTTTTATAATCAGCCATTTATTTGTAATTTTAATTTTAATAATTCGTTAAAAATCAAAGACATTTCTTGTTCTTCTTTCGTGTCAATTAAATTGAAAAC